GGTTTTGACACACTTGAACCTTTATCCTTCTTATTTTGAATAAAGTAAACAATACCTACAACAGCTATTATTCCAATTATGATTTCCATTACATTTCCTCAGTTTATTTTTCTAACAATGGATTTTTATTCTTGGCTTTACCTATTACTAGTGCAAGAACTTCTAGGTATTTGTATACCTTTGCCCATATCTTATCATCTGCGGGTGTTGGTGTCAAAGCGACAATAACACTACAAATAGATATAACGACTGGAATTACCATAAGTAAGTTCCAAATCCCCATAATAAAGTCTATTATGCTTGATAACATAGTTTCCTCCATTTGTCATTTATTTATAACAGTTGTATTTAGGAATTTTGGGAACCGATTGAGTATTTTGTTGTCAATTTCCATTCGGATTTCTCTCTAAATGGTATAATTTTTATCTGACTTAGGGGTGCTTTTGGGTCTTCAATTTGTGTCTTATTGACTACAGATACTAGTTTCCATTGTTCTAAAAGTGACACTATAGTGTTTCTTCGTGCAATATCTGACTCATCAAGATTAGAAGGTTTACCATCGAGTTTGAATAACTCTTTGAAATGTGTGATATAATACTTACCACGTTTGTGTAGAATATGACAAGACTGAAATAATTCCTTATCCTTTCTTGATGCGACACCTATTCTAGAAAGTGTTTCTCTAATTTTTAAAAAATCGTCTTTTTCGGGGAATGTGACCTCTACTAGGCCTTTTACTATTTCTTCTTGGTTATCCATTATCTCTACCACCAGTTTTCATACTGTTTTTCAATTCACGATATTGTTTTTCAGATAGTAAAGTTGCATATTCTTTTGCTTCTTTTGTTGATATCTGATAATAATCTTTAATTATATCGAGTTTTTTACTAACGTAAGGTTTACTCCACTTGGAGAACCTTTGACGTTTCCTAAGAGTATTTAGTAAAAAGACATATTGAAGACGATTGTCTACACCATGTCTAATGTTCATTTCGTTAGTAAGAAAAACAGAATCTTGGTGATAAGATAATGCTTTGTTTATTAAGAATGGTTGATATGATTTCTCTTCGATATCATCAACCATGATATCAGTTTTATCGGAAGAGACCGATTTTACAAAATCGAATGGATTTCTTTTAGACATTAAGTGCTTCTTATATAAGAATCAATTAAGGCTTGTCCTTTCAATGGAGTTCCAAAGATATAGATTTCTCCGTTGTCTAAAGTTCTTTTAACTGTTTCGTCATTGTATTGAATATCTAAGACACCTCTTCCATTTTCAGTGTCTTGTGGTCTTGTATCATACCACATTGAATTCAGTGAATGTGCATGTGCAGATTTAACACCCTTTGACCATATTTCTGCTTCTATTTTAAGTCTTTGTTTTTCGACTCTCTCATCATATTGTGTCATGTATTATCTCCGTCTCTATATTCTACACTATGTTTTGCAAACATTTTGTTTGCTTTTCTTTGCCATGATTTCTCTATTTGAATATCAAACCATTTTCTAAACCATTGTCTTAACTTACCCATTATTTGAATTTACACTCCGACATAATCTCGGTTAGACATGCAACAAAGTTAATCTCTGAATCCATTGAGAATGCAGATTTGTATTGATAGTCTGCAATAATTAAGACTGCGGCAGGTACAGAACTAGGTTCTAATTTAGATTCAAGTGAATTGAAAACCTTTCTGTAAAGTGTATTGAAGTCGTTATCAGAATTCTGACCGACCCACTTTCTCATGTCTGACCATTTCTTATCTTTAAGCATGTCGATTAGTGGTGTAAGTTTCTCTTCAGACAATGTAGATAGTAATCCACTATCGATAACACCACTTGCACCATATCTTTGAATTTCATTTAGACATCTTCTGAAATCTGGAAAGAACTTCATAATAAGTTCTGCAAGGACTTGACTGTCTGCTTCTATGTTCTCAGTTTCACAAATCTCTCTACATCTTTTCATCATCTGTTTTGCAAGAGCAGGTCTGTCTGTTGGTTTGATGAGAAAATCAATTACTGTTGTTCGTGAATGTAAAGGTGGAATAATCCTGTTCTTGTAATTACAAGTAAAGATAAATCTGCAATTAGATGAGAACTCTTCTATAAAGTTTCTCAATGCAGGTTGCACTGAATCAGCAGATATATAATCTGCCTCATCTAGTATCACAACTTTAGGTCCACCTGAAAGTGATACTGTTGATGCAAAGTTTTTGATTTTAGTCCTGAGAGTATCAATCAATCTGCCCTCATCTGAACCGTTTATAACAATGAAGTCTGCACCAAGTTCATTACATAATGCTTTTGCAATGGTTGTTTTACCACAACCTGCAGAACCACATAACATAAGATTTGGTATTTGTTCTTGTTTAACAAACTCTCTGAAAGTAGATTTGATTGATTCAGGAAGAATCGTGTCCTCAATATTTTGAGGACGATATTTTTCTACAAATAAAAATTCTTGATTCATAATTAGATGTTAAAACCCCTCCGAATTAACTGTTGTAAGAACCCTTGAAGATTGATGAGATTTCTTACATCCCGAGTATAGAGCTGAGACTAATTTAACCCTATTCACACTATTATATATATGTCTATTGACCATATTTTGAATCAGGTTCAAGTGCAATAAAGTATTCTAACTCTATATCTTTGTTATTGAAATGTGAAATACCTTTAGAAGATACTGAAACTGAATAGTTTCCTTCTAACACTTTCAAATTATCAATCTTGAAATTGAAAGTAAACGGTGTTCCGTCTCCTGTGCCTACAGTTCTACTGAATGAATTAGATGTTGCATTCTTTTTGTCGGTTACTTCCAATGTCATGGTAGTTCCGTCAGATTTAAGAATCAAATCATTCACTCCTAGAACACTAGCAGCTTTGTTTAAATCATTTAGAAGTGAAGATGAAACATCAAAAGATACTTCTGCATCTGGCATTGTTATCATCTTTTCTGGTGAGGTCACCATTCCTTCACTTGCATAGAAGTATGCCAATGCAGAATTTGTATCTGAAATGGTTACACTTGCATCACCGAATTGAAAGTCTGCATCTTCTAAAAGAGAAGTTGCACCTAAGAATTCAGGTAGATTGTAGATAGAGAAATCTTGTGGAAACTCTTCGTCTACTGTTGCAACTGCCAGAATATTTTTCATATTTGAAATTGTCTGCAGTTGTTTACCACTGGTAACTTTAATACCAGAATTTATTGTTGAGAAGTTCTTTAGAACATCCCTCGTATCATTACTAATTTTCATCACTTGTTAGCCTCCTTATTTGCTTTGTCGTGAACATGTAGCATGAACAAAGCATAATGTAAAACCTTTAAGAGGTCTGCTCTATTCTTCCCACCTTTTTTACCATATCGTTGTGCATATTTCATTATGTTTCCGATACAAAAACCCTCACCATGTCCTGAATCTATAATAAATTCAGTAGACTGGTATTTGTTAAGAGAGTAATGTTGGTCATAAGTCTTATCGATATAAGAGGCAAGTTCCTTTAGGGACTTGTCCTCATTATATTTGTAGTCGATTGTAGTCTTTTTACCAAACATATTAATCATTATACTCTGAAGTCTCTGATTCGTCAATGGGGTTTTCCTCAGTTAGAGAAACACCCTCATCGATTTTTGTGTAGAGGTCAAGAATAGACATTCTGGTCTCTTCATCGAACCTTGAAATACACATTTCAATAGACTTCATTCTATCATCAAACATTCTGAATGCATTGACGATGTGAACAAGTCTTCTTGTAGTAATCACATCATCGATAGCACCTTCATAGAAGGTTTTTCTGATAATGTCTGCCCAATCTACCAACTTGGTAGTGAACTCTGAATCAACTGCACCAGTTAGTGCCATTTCTTTTTCAAGAATTTTCTTTTCAACTGACACTGGTGGATATTCTTGTTGCATTGTGATTGCAAACCTTTCTAACATTGCCTCATTCATGATTTGAGTTCCGATGAACTTGCCATCTTCTGAACCTTGACCTTTAGTATTTGCAGTCGCAAGAATTGTAAAACCTGGTGCAGGTGTTACCCACTCTCCAGTTTTTTTGATTAAGTATCCTTTTCCTTCAAGGACTGATTGTAGACACATCAACTTGTTTGAACCAAGGTCAACTTCATCTAATAGAAGAACTGCACCTTTTCTCATTGCTTTGATAACAGGACCTTCTCTGAAAGTAATGTTACCATTTTGAAGAGTGTGTCCACCCATTAAATCATCTTCATCGGTCTCAATGGTTACATTGACTCTGAAAAGTTCTCTCTTTAATGATGCACATACTTGTTCAATCATAAGAGTTTTACCATTACCAGATAAACCGGTTACAAACACTGGAAAGAATATTCCAGATTTGATTATGTTCTTGACATCTTTGAAATGACCAAAAGGAACATAATTAGACATTTTCTCTGGAACAATTTTAACATTGTCTTCGAGTACATTGACCGTTTCAGTTTGAGCAGCAACAGGCATTTGCGAAGGATTCGCACTTGCC